GGTGCAGCAGACCAGCGACAAGGTGCTGCGCATCCAGACGCTGCAGCCGGACATCAAAAACAAGTATATCAAATTCACCCCCCGGCACAAGCGGCTGCTGGAGCAGCTGTATCACTTCCCCATGGGGGCGCACGACGACGGCCCGGACGCCCTGGAGGGGGCGCGGACCATCGCCAAGAAAACAAAGCGGTTCCGTATCCTGGACCGCAAAGATTTAGGATTATAGGAGGTGGACTGATTGCCGGTCTTGTATATGGAACGGTCCTCACTGGAGGGCCTGACAGAAGCGGATATTAAGAAAATCATAGACCAGAATGAGGGCTGTGTCAAGTATCAGCATCTGGAAGGCTACTATCGGGGAGACCACGACATCCTCCGGGTGGTCAAAAAGGACAGCACCGCCCCCAACAACAAAATCGTCAACAACATGGCTAAGTATATCACCGACACCGCCGTGGGCTATTTCATCGGCAAGCCGGTGGTCTACTCCAGTCAGGATGATGCCTTCCTGACCGCCCTGCAGGACATCTTCGACTATAACGATGAGCAGGACGAAAACACGGAAGTGGCCAAGACCTGCAGCATCAACGGGGACTGCTTCGAGATGCTTTATATGGATGGGGACGCCCAGGTGCGGTTCGTGAAGGTGGCCCCCGGCAACTGCATCATGATCTATGAGACCGGCTATACCGCCCCCATGGCGGCCCTGCGGTTCATCTACTCCAGGGACAAAGACGATCACCCCATTAAGAAGGTGGAGTTCTGGACGGCCACCGACTGCTGGTATTTCGTCAGCTTCAACGGCGGCCCCCTGGACCTGGTGGATATTCGCCCCCACTATTGGGGCGATGTGCCGTTTATTGAGTACATCAACAACGAGGAGCGCCTGGGCGACTTCGAGGGAGTTGTCAGCATCATCGACGCCTACAACCGGGCGCAGAGCAACACAGCAAACTTTTTCCAGTACAACGATGAAGCCATCCTGAAGGTACTGAAGATGGGAGCGGTGACTTCCCAGGATATTGCCGAAATGAAGGAAAAGGGTGCCATTATCCTGGAGGACGGCGGCGACATCCAGTGGCTGATCAAGGAGGTGGCCGACACCCCGCTGGAGAACTATAAGAAGCGGCTCCGGGAGGATATGCACCTGTTTTCCAGCGTCCCCAACCTGAACGATGAAAACTTCGGCGGGAACCTGTCCGGGGTGGCGGTGTCCTATAAGCTGTGGGGCCTGGAGCAGATATGCTCCATCAAGGAGCGCAAGTTCAAGCGGGCGCTGCAGCGGCGCATCGAGCTAATTGCCAATATCCTGAATATCCAGGGCGGCCACTATGATTACCGGGATATTGATATTCAGTTCCGGCGCAACAAGCCGCAGAATTTGCTGGAGATCGCGCAGATCATCACCATGCTGGCCAGCGACCTGTCGCGGGAGAGCCGCCTGAAGATGCTGCCTACCGTTGACAATGTGCAGGACGAACTGGAGAAGCTGCGGGAGGAGCGCCAGGAGGACATGGGCGGCTTCGGCGGTTATGATTCCCTGGCCCATGCACTGCAGGAGGCTCAGACGGCGGCGCAGCAGGAGCCAGGCCAGACGGCGGCGCAGCGGCCCCAGGTTGAAAGCGGGGCAGCTACATGAGCTACCGGCAGCGCAGCGAGTGGATTGAGGACGCCAAGATGCGGGTGCTGAAGAATACCAAGCGGACCGATGAAGCGGCGCGGGAACTGATTTTCCTTTATGATGAGGCGGCCTACAACGTGGAGAAGGAGATCAACGCCCTGTTTGCCCGCTTCGCCAGGGACAACGCCCTGACCGACGCCCAGGCGTCCCAGCTGCTGTCCGGGCGTGAGTACAGCACCTGGCGCAAATCCATAGAGAAGTATATGGCCGAGGCGTCCGGGGCCGCCAAAGACAGCAAGGCCATGCTGGAGCTGAACACTCTGGCTATGAAGAGCCGGATCAGCCAAAAGGAGCGGCTGCTGGCGAATATCTATCAGAGCGTGATCGACCTGGCCGGGGACAGCAACGCCAGATTGGAAACGCTCCTGGGCGATATGCTGAAGGTCAACTATTACGAAAGCTGTTTCGCCATCCAGCGGGGCATTGGCCTGGGCTTCAACGTGGCCAAGATAGACGATAAGCTGGTGAAGCAGGTGCTGGCCTTTCCCTGGAGCGAGAAACACTTCTCCGAGGCGGTGTGGGGAGCCTGCGACCACCTGTCGGCGCTGGCCAAACGCGAGATCACCCTGGGTTTCATCCAGGGCAGCAGCGCTCAGAAGATGGCCAGGGCCATCGACGATGTGATGCAGAAAGGCCGCTACAACGCCCAGCGCCTGGTGCGGACGGAGTGTAAATACTTCGCCAACCAGGGGGAACTGATGGGCTATAAGGAGAACGGCGTCAAACGATACCGCTTCATCGGCGGCACCGAGGGCAGCGGCAGCTGCACCTGCGCGGAGTTGAACGGCCAGGTGTTCAATGTGGAGGACGCGGTGGCGGGCATCAACTATCCCCCTATCCACCCCAACTGCCTGTGCATCGTGGTGGCGGACTTTGGGGACAAGGGGATGTTCAATCGCAGGACTGACGCCGAGCCGCTGGCGGAGAACATCAAGTTCCGGGAGTGGAAGAAAAAATATGTTGACGGTCCCGCCCAATCTGGTATAATTCCATTGAAAGCAAATGAAGAGCAGGCGCTGAAGGCTTACATAAGCAGCGATTCCTACAAGATTAACGCTAAACTCAGAATGGGCGTAGCTCTTACGGAAAAGGACTGTCAGTTTATTGAGAGCCTTGACCGGGCGCTGGAGAAAATGCCGGAGGTGAAGGGGACCATTTACAGGTCCCTGTCCAAGGGCCTGGAAATTGAGGATGTAGACGCCTTTGTGGCGGAACACGTTGTCGGTGCTCCTAAGCCGTTCAAGGCATATACGTCAGCGTCGTTAGATGTCTATGACGACAGCATGGAGATACAATATGTCATTGTTTCCAAGCACGGGAAAAACCTTTTATCATATAACCCAAAGGAAAAAGAGATATTATTTAAGCGTGATACCATTTTTGTTCCAACCCGGATAGATGGACATACTATTTATATGGAGGAACTATGATATGGAGAAAAAGCCGTATAGTGATGCTCGCTGGTGGGACAATCCTATGCCACATACTCCTCAATGTGGTAAATGCAAAAATTACATCGGATATATAGATGGATTACTTTGCTGTAAAGCGTTTGATAGTATCCCTCGTGACATTGTACTCGACTATGTACTTCACGACCATCCTATCGACGGGGACAAAGGCTTTCGGTTTGAACCCATAGACCCCAGCGCCCCCAAGCCGGTGCAGCGAAAAAAAGCTATGCCCTATGACTAATTTAAAAAGCAATTAACCTTTGTTTAAAGCACCCCGGAAGGGGTGTTTTTTATTATGCCAAAAATCAAAAAGGAGGACATACAGCATGGATGACAACAACAATAGCGCTGTCAGCACTACTCCCGCCGCCGCTGGCGGCACCCCGCCCCCGGAGGGGGCCACCCCCACGCCGGAGCAGCAGACCACGTTCCAGAAGTGGCTGGCTGGCCTGTTCGGCGGCAAGGAGGCCGCCCCCGCTGGCCAGGAGAGCGACCCCGCCACCGACAAGGGCGGCAAGCAGGAGCCGCAGGGCAAGACCTACACCGAGGCTGACCTGCAGGCCGAGATCGAGAAGGCAAAGGCAGCCTGGGCCGCCGAGCAGCAGGAGCAGGCCCGTCTGGCCAAGCTGACGCCGGAGGAGCGGGCCAAGGCCGAGTCCGACGCCAAGGACCAGCAGCTGGCCGACTTGCAGGCCAAGCTGCTCCAGCGCGACCTGAAGGACGCCGCCCTGGCCAAGCTGGAGAAGGAGGGCTTCCCCGTGGGGCTGGCCGACCTGCTGACCTACACCGACCAGGAGAGCATGGAAAAGAGCCTGGGGCGCATCCAGGAGGTATTCAAGGCCAGCCTGGAGACGGCGGTGAAGGAGCGGCTGCGGGGCAAGACCCCGGAGGGCCTTGGCGGTGCGGCCACGGCTGAGAACGCCCTGAAGGATCAGATCGCGCAGAATATTAGAGGAGGTTTGAACTAAAATGGCGAACAATCTGCAGTATGCCGCTATCTTCCAGGCTGAACTGGACAAGGCGGCAAAGGAACAGGCCACCAGCGGCTGGATGGAACTGAACGACAAGCTGGTGCGGTACAACAGCGGCTCCGAGGTCAAAATCCCTATGCTGGACATGGATGGTCTGGCCGACTATGACCGGCAGACCGGCTTCGTGGAGGGCAGCGTGGACCTCACCTGGCAGACCAAGAAGATGGCCATGGACCGGGGCCGCCAGTTCACCTTCGATGAGCAGGAGGTCAACGACACCAACTTCGTGCTGACGGCCTCCAGCGTGATGGGCGAGTTCCAGCGCACCAAGGTGGTGCCGGAGATCGACGCCTACCGCTACAGCACCCTGGCCGCCCTGGCCGCCGCCAAGGATCGGGCCGTCTACGGCTACACCCCGGAGGAGGCCACCATCCTGAAGAAGCTGTACGCCGACCTGGCGTCCATCCAGGATGAGGTGGGGGACGATACCCCGCTGGTGATCACCATGTCCACCCAGGTGGCCGCCCTGTTCGATATGAACACCACGCTGGCCCGGAGCGTCAGCCCCACCGACTTCCGGCAGGGGGACATCACCCTGAAGGTGAAATCTCTGAACGGGCAGCACCCCATCATCCGTGTCGGCTCCGGGCGGCTGAAAACCAGCTATCAGTTCAACGACGGCACCACCGAGAACCAGGTCAAGGGCGGCTTTACCCCCGCTGACGACGCCCAGGACATCAACTGGATCATCTGCCCCCGCAGCGCCCCCATCGCCGTGTCCCGCACGGACAAGGTGCGCATCTTCGACCCGGAGACCTATCAGAAGAAGCGGGCCTGGGCTGTGGACTACCGCAAGTATCACGACCTGTGGGTGCTGGACAACAAGATGAACACCATCCTGGTGAACATCAAGCAGCCCAAGGCCGGGGCGTAAGGAGGGACCGCTATGATTACACTGAAGCGGCTGAATGTGGTGCGTAAGGTGGCCACCGAGGAGCAGGCCGCCAAGCTGGAGCGCCTGGGCTTTGCCCGGACGGGCGGGACCGCCGAGGCCCCTGTGGGCGCTGGCGTCACGGAGGCTGACCTCGCCAAAATGGGCGAAGCCATGTTCGAGCGTCTGAGCGAGAACCTGAAGGAGGCGGTGGCCAAGGCCACCGCCCAGCCGCCCAAGAGGGGCAAGGGCGGCAAAGGCGATGACAAGGAGGACCAGGATGGAGGAACTGATCAGCCGGGTAGCGGCGACGGCGCAAAGTGACCTGAAGCTGCCCGATGAGCAGCTGCCTACCATCAAGCGGTATGTGAAGCGGGCAATCAACCGCATCAAGGTATTCTGCAACCGGGAGGACTTCCCGGAGCCGCTGGAGGATGTGGCGGCGCAGATCGTGGAGGATATGCTGAAAGCCGACCAGGTGGCCCCCACGGAAAACGATGTTTCCAGCATCACCCGTGGCGACACCAGCATCAGCTACCGGGACAAGACCTCCGCGCTGAAGGAAACCGTGTCCTTCGTCAAGAATTACGAAAGTCAGCTGATCCCCTTTAAGCGTATGAAACTGCCAAAGGACCGCCCCCATGACTGAAGCGGACATCCTGGCTATGACCTACGATGACAGCTGCACGGTCTACAGGCCAGGCAAGGTGACACTGCCATCGGGGGAGAGCGTATTTAAGAAGGGGCTGGAGGGCCGGATGGTGTATGAGGATACCCCCTGCGCCCTGTCCAGCCCCTCCGGGGGCAAGCTGGCCAAGAGCCAGACCGTTGCCAGGGTTGATACCGACTATCTGCTTTTTGTGCGCCCGGAGGTGGACATCCAGCCGGGGGACACCGTGGTGGTGACCCGGCTGGGCAAGCAGACGGTGGCCCTGGCCGGGCTGGCAGACCGGCAGCCCTCCCACAACAACATCCCTCTAAAGGTGGACAAGGGGACCGCCTGATGAGCGGCACGGATTACAGCTTCGAGGGCTTTGACGCGCTGGAGCGGCAGCTGACGCAGATGATCGAGCAGGACTTCCCGGAGGAGTTTAAGGCGCTGGTGATCCAGATCGCCTATGAACTGCAGGGCCGGGTAAAGGAGAACACCCCGAAAAAGACGGGCCGCCTCCAGGACAGCTGGAAGGTGGGAAAAATCGAGAAACGGGGCGATGAATATTACATCGAGGTCTATACCAACGTGGAGTATGCGGAGCCGGTGGAGTACGGCCACCGCACCCGTGGCGGGAAGGGCTTTGTCAAAGGAAAGCACATGATGGCCATTTCTCTGGAGGAGGTCAGCGCCCGCCTGCCCGCCTACCTGCAGGAATGGCTGAATGATTTTATCAGCACACATGACCTGTAAGGGGGGATAACGTGGCCACGACAATTTATCAGTCTATCAAGCTGGCCATGGTCAGTCTCTTCAAAGGGAAATATCCGGCCTATGACGTGTTCTGCGAGGAGATTGCCAAGACGCAGAACGATGAGCCGGAGCCTGACCTGGAGGATTATATCTTCCTGGACATCATCCCAGCGGGCAGCGCCACCGTGGATGCCGAGCATACGGACCGCAGGGTGCTGGTGGACGCCTCCATCCACACCAGGTCGGAGAGCAACGCCGATTACTTGACCATATCCCAGGAGGTGGATGACCTGATCCGGCCCGTGTTCCGCTTCGAGGACGGCGGCGAGGCCAGGGCCATCACTGTGCCGGATGTGGCCTGCAAGGTGGTGGGCCGGGTGCTGCACTGCACCTTTACCCTGGCATTCCGGGACAGCATCCAGGAGCCGCCGCCGCTGCCATACATGGAAACGCTGGACACCAGCGTGAAACCGATTTAAGAAGAAAGGTTGTGATATTATGGGCCTGCCCGAAATCCTGATCACGTTCAAGACCAAGGGCCTGACCGCTATCCAGCGCAGTGAGCGCGGGATTGTGGCGGTCATTCTGCACGATGAGACCGAGGGCGGCGAAACGCTGACCGTCTACAACTCCATCACCGAGGTGGACTTCACCAAGTGGTCCGAGCGCAATTACGATTACCTGAAGCTGATCTATGAGGGAGTCCCCTACCGGGTGATCGTCTACCGCATGGGCCTGGAGGACACCAACTATATGCCCGCACTGGCGGTGCTGAAGAACATGAAGTGGAACTACCTGACCATTCCGGGCATCGCCACGGAGGGTGTCCCCTCCATCGCCTCCTTCATCAAGGAGGCCCGCGACCAGGACCACAAGACCTTCAAGGCCGTGCTGCCCAACAGCAAGAGCGACCATGAGGGCATCATCAACTTCACCACCGACAAGATCGACAGCATCCTGTCCAAGACGCAGTTCACCACAGCGGAGTACTGCGCCCGGATCACCGGCATCCTGGCCGGGCTGTCCCTGGCCCGGAGCAGCACCTACTATGTGCTGAACGACATCACCGCCGCCGAGACCCCGGATGACCCGGACAAGCGAATTGACGCCGGGGAACTGATCCTGGTGTTCGACGGGGAGAAGTTCAAGATCGGGCGCGGTGTCAATAGCCTGGTCAGCTTCACCACCGATAAGGGGCAGGAGTTCTCCAAGATCAAGATCATGGAGGGCGTGGACCTGTACCAGGATGACATCCGGGACACTTTCGAGGACTCCTATGTGGGCAAGGTGCGCAACGACTACGACGCCAAGCAGATGTTTGTGGCGGCCATCCGGGCCTATCAGAAATCCCTGCAGCCGGACGTGCTGGATCAGAGCCACGACAACACCGCCGCCATCGACGTGGAGGCGCAGCGGCTCTATATCGAGGGCCGGGGTATCGACACCAGCGCCATGGATGACACGGCGGTGGCCATGTATAACACCGGCAGCCGGGTGTTCATTTCCTCCAACGTCAAGTTCGTGGACGCGATGGAGGACCTGAACCTGGTCTGCAATATGTAACGGAGGGACGCCAATATGGGAAAAATCAAAGGCAATAAAACTCTGTCCGGCACCTGGGGAGAACTGTGGGTGGACGGTGAGCGCATCGCTGAGTTCTCCAAGGTATCCCTGAAGGTGACCGCCAACCGGGAGGATGTGCAGATCGACCTGGACGTGGACAGCAAGATGACCGGCCTGAAGGGCGAGCTGTCTGTCACCCTGAAAAAGGTCTATACACGGTATAACGCCGTGTTCGAGAACTGGAAAAAGGGCATCGACCAGCGGATGCAGATCATCACCAAGCTGGCCGACCCGGACGCCGTGGGCGGCCAGCAGGAGCGGTATTCCGCTGACAACTGCTGGTTCAATGACCTGCCCCTTGTCAACATGGAGAAGGGGGCCGTCATCGAGGAGGAGGTCAGCGGCGGCTTCACGCCCTCCGACCTGGTAAACCTGGACAAGATCGCATAAGGAGGATATTCCCATGAACAGCGAGAAGAAAAGTTTCCTGGCGGAGTTTTCCCGCCGCGCCGTGCAGCGGCTCCAGGACAAAAAGGTTCCCAAGTATCGGACGCTGCACATCCCCAGCCTGGCCACCGATATGCGGTTCCGCAACCTCTCCTATGATGAGATCACGGAGTGCATGAACATGGAGGACACGGGCGACCCCAACCGCAGCGACAAGTACTGCATCTATCTGGCCGCCGTAGAGCCCAGCCTGAAGGACGTGGCCAAAGAGATCATGGAGTCCGAGTCCAGCCTCCCCGCCGACCAGCGCACCTTGCTGGAGCCGCTGGACGTGGTGGGGATTTTCGACATTGGCGAGGTTCAGGAGATCGCCATGCAGGTCATGGAACTGAGCGGTGTTTTGAACAGCACCAAGGTCACGGTGGTGGACCAGCTAAAAAACTGATTGCCCAGGATGGTGAGGCGTATCTGCTTCACTACTACATCCAGAAGGGCTGGGATGCGGAGCGATTTTTGAGCCTGGACCTGGAGTCCAGGCTCTTTTATACAGCCTCCATGCAGACCGCCCTGGATGAGCGGGCGCGGATGTTTGGTGAGGAGGTGAACGGCTGATGGGCGTGGTCAAAGGCGCAATTTCCATTAAGGACAACATGACAGTCGTTCTCCGCAGCATCAGGCAGGAGCAGTCGGCCTTTCGCCAGGATGTAGAAAAGACCAAAAAGGAACTGCAGGCCACCTGGGACAAAAAGCGCACCGCCAAGCTGGAGGCCACCGCTGCCTCCAAGGCGATGGACTCCCTGAAGAAAAAGATGGAGCCGCTTCGCAAAAAGGTGGTAGTGGCCACGGCAGTCAAGGACCTGGCCACCGCAAAGGTCAAGGCCCTGGGCAATCAGGTCAAAGCGGTGGGGAAAATGGTGGCCACCCCCGTTGTCAAAGTGGTCACTAAGGGGGCGCAGGCCCTATCGGCAATCGGCAAGGGCTTTGCCCAGGTGACCAAGGCCGCAGCCATCGGTGTGGGCGCGGTATCCGCAGCGGCGGCAGCGGGCCTGACCGCCCTGTTCAGCGGCAGCACGGAACTGGCCAAGGCGCAGATCGAGGCCGAGACCAAGCTGGAGGCCGTCCTGGGCAACGTAGCCAGCATCCAGGCCAGGGGTGCGGGCGCAGCGGCGCAGGCCAAGGAAAAGCTGATGGGCGTGGCCAGCGAACTGCAGCAGATCGGTGTGATCGGGGATGAAGTCACCCTGGCCGGTATGCAGCAGCTGGCCACCTTCCAGCTGTCCGAAAAGGAGATCGCCACCCTGGCAGGCGGCATGACGGACCTGCTGGCCCAGCAAAAGGGCCTGAACGCCAGCCAGGAGGACGCCGTGGCCATCGGCAACATGATCGGCAAGGTCATGCAGGGCCAGACCAGCGCCCTATCCAGGGTGGGTATCACGTTCACCGAAGCGCAGGAGCAGGCCCTGAAGATGGGCAACGCAGAGCAGCGGGCCGCTGTCCTCGCAGAAATCCTGCAGCAGAATGTGGGCGGTGTCAACGCCGCCCTGGCCCAAACCGACCAGGGCAAAATCCAACAGATGGCAAACGCCTGGGGCGACATGAAGGAGGAGGTCGGCAAGGTCACCCTCTCCATCAAGGGCAAATTCGCCTCGGTGATCATGAAGAATATCCCGACGGTCCAGAAACTTGGCACCACCCTGATGTCCACCATTTCCAAGTTTGCCGACGTGGCCATGCCCGCCCTGGACAGCGTAATCACCCACGTCACCCCTGTGGTGGAGGGAGCGCTGACCCGGCTGGGCAACTTTGCCGAATCCATGGGGCCGGTGCTTTCAAACGTCTTTGGTGGACTGGCCCAGGGGGCGCAGACGGTGAAGCCGGTTCTGGACGGGATTATAAAGGGCTTTGCCCCGTTGCTCCCGCAGCTGGTCAAGTTTGGAACCACGGTGATGGGGACGGTGCAGCAGGTGGCCGCAGCGGCTATGCCCGCCATCGCCAGCATCACCACCACGGTTCAGTCGGTGATTCCCTCTGTTCTCCCCGTGCTGGAAACGGTGGTCACCACCATCGGTAACGTGATCGCGGCGGCGGCCCCTGTTATCGCCGGGCTGGTCCAGGGGATCGGCACGGTGGTATCGGCGCTGGCCCCGGTCTTTCAGGTCATCTTTGACGGCATCGGCCAGAAGGTCGGTTCCGTGCTGGAGTTCGTGGGCAGTAAGATGGGTTGGATTCAAAACATCATCGGCACGGTGGCCCCCGTGGTAGCGGACATCCTGATCACGGCCTGGGGCGTCATTTCCCCCGTTATGGACCTGGCCATCAGCGTCTTTAAACTGCTTTTCAACGTGGTGCAAACGGTCTTTAATGGCATCGCCAGCGTGGTCTCCAGCGTGTGGTCCAAGGTCAAGCCCATTGTGGAGGGCATCGGCAACGGCCTGTCCTGGGTGGCCGGAAAGGTCAAGGGCCTGCTGGGGATGGGCGGCGGCGACGGCGGCAGCGTCGGCTCCAACGCCGAAGGCACCAACAACTGGCGCGGCGGCCCCACCTGGGTGGGTGAGCGCGGGCCGGAGTTAGTGGACCTGCCCAAGGGCAGCCGGGTGCTTCCCAACAAGGAGAGCGTCCAGCTGGCCCAAAACGCCGCCCGGCCCGTTGTCCGTGAGATTTTCCAGACCACCACAGTGGAGAAGCCGGTGGTGCGGGAGGTCATCCAGAATACGGTGGAGAAGCCCGTCATGCGGGATATCGTCCACAACACCGTGGAAAAGCCCGCTATCTACAAAACGGAGGGTAATTCCTCTCCCGTGCTGGAGCGTATCGAGAAGGGCCTGGGCGTGGTCACCGGCCTGCTGGGCCGGGATGGCCGGAGGGGCCAAGATGAAGATACCCCCAGAAAGCCCCCTAAACGGCCCGACAACGGCCAGGACTTCCCCCCGCCCCCTGACCCCAACCCCAAGGCTCCGAGGCCCACAGCGGCGGCACAGACGCCGCTGCAGGTAACGGTAGCGAAGCTGGCAGACCAAATCATCGTGCGGGAGGATGCTGACATTGACCGCATCGGTGAGGCGGTGGCCAAGCGTGTGGTACAAGCGGCCCGCAATATGGCCCCAGCGTAAGGAGGTGGCAGTGTGAAACAGCGAACTATTGAACTGAGTTTTAACAACCATGCGGAGATGTTCAATCTCCCCATCAATCCCGCAGAGTTTGAATTTACCGAGCCGCACAATAACCAGCGGATCACGCTGCTGAACATTGGCGAAGTAAATCTGATTGGGCATAGGGGGCTGGTTTCCGGCTCCTTGTCCAGCTTTTTCCCCTCGACCACCTCCCCGCTGGCCCGATATGCTGACCGGGAACCGATGGAGTACATCCGGCTGCTGAAGAAATGGAAATCCAAGCCGCAGCCCATTCGGGTGATCATCAGCGACTGTGACTTCAACCTGGCCATGAGCATCGACGACCTGACCTACGGCAGCCACGAGGGGGATAAGGATGTGTACTACACCCTGGAACTGTCGGAATACCGCTTTTTGAACGTCCCCGCCGTCAAGGTGGAGAGCCAGGCCAAGAGCCAGACCAGCGGGCTGAACACCCGCCCCAATACCCAGGAGGCCCCCAAGACCGCCACGGTGGTGTCCGGGGACTGCCTGTGGAACCTAGCTAAGAAATACTACGGCGACGGGGCGCAGTACAAAAAAATCTATGAGGCCAACAAGGCGGTGATCGGAAGCAACCCCAACCTGATCAAGCCCGGCCAGAAGCTGGTGATCCCATGATCCAGAAGCAGCTGACGGCGGGCGGAAAGGACCTCTCCCAGCTGGTGGAAAAGGTCACCTGGAGCGGCGACAGCAAGCAGGTGGCCCGGAAGCTGGCCTTTTCCATAGCGACCCGAAGCACAGACCGCTTTCTCCCCAAGGTGACCATCAACGAGGGGGACAGCGTACTGTTCAGGGACGGGGACAGGACCCTTTTCGGCGGTCCCGTCTTTGATATTGAAAAGTCAGCCTCCGGGAATCTCACCACCTTTACCGCCTTTGATTTGATGTTCTACATCAACAACAGCGACATCAGTAAGATTTTTGACGATACCCCGGAGGCCATCACCGCTTGGATATGCTCCCACCTGGGCGTCCCCTTCGGTTCCGCAGCCCCCACCGGCATCAAGGTATATCTGCCCTGGCTGGGCAAGAAAGCCTATGAAGCCATCATGGCGGCCTACACCACCGCCAGCCGCCAGAATGGGAAGAAATACATCCCCCTGATGCAGAACGTCAACCAGGTGTGTGTGATTGAAAGGGGGACGCTGTGCGGGGTGGTGCTGGATGGCGGCTATAACTTGACGGAGGCCACCTACAAAACCAGCCTGCAGAAGCTGGTGGACCGGGTGATTGTCACCGACAAAAACGGCAACCAAACCAGCGTGGTGGAGGACGCCGGGGCGCAGTCGAAGTATGGCGTGGTGCAGCGCGTTTATAAGCAAGAGGAGGGCAAGGACACCGCCTCCGAGGCCAAGGCGCTGCTGCACATCATGGATCAATCCGCAACCGTGACCG